GATTATTCAGCATTTGTAGTTTTTGATATTACACAAATACCATATAGAGTTGTTGCAACATATAAAAATAATGAAATAAAACCTCACGTCTTTCCAAGTGTTATTCAACAAGTGTGTAAAGGTTATAACTCGGCACACCTACTTTGTGAAGTAAATGATTTAGGTCAACAAGTTGCAGATATTTTACACATGGAATTAGAATATGAAAATGTTTTAATGACAACTCAAAAGGGACGTGCAGGTCAAATATTAGGTGCTATGTTTAGTGGTAGAGGTACATCATTAGGTGTTCGTATGACTAAACAAGTTAAATCAGTTGGTTGTCAAAATGTAAAAACATTAATTGAATCTGATAAAATGATTATTAATGATTTTCAATTAATTGAAGAGATGTCAACTTTTTCTAGGAGAGGTAGTAGTTGGATGGCTGAAGAGGGTACAAACGATGACTTGATGATGTGTTTAGTTATATTTGGTTGGTTATCTAATCAACAATACTTCAAAGATTTATCTAACTCTAATATTAGAAATCAACTATATGAAGAACAAGCAGCTCTAATAGAACAAGATATGGCACCATTTGGTTTTGTTGACGATGGTATTAATAATGATGAGATGACAAAAGAAACTGTTGATGAATACGGAACAGTTTGGCATCCTGTAGTGAGAAAAGGATTATAATGAAAATTACAGTATTAGGTAGAGGTAACGCAGGTTGTTTAACAGCATTACATTATGCTTACTATACAAAGATTAATAATGAAAATGTAGAAGTTGAATTAATACATGATAGTAAAAAACCTACATTAGTTGTAGGTCAGGCTACAATACCTCATTTGCCTCATTTTTTATGGGAAGCATTAGGTTCAAACTTATATAATAATCAAAATGATTTAAAGGCAACTTTAAAAGCAGGCACATTATTTGAAGGTTGGGGAAAATATAATGACAAACTATTTCATGGTTTTCCCTTAGGCACATATGCTTTACATTACGATACGAAACAAGTACAAGACTATATTATTAATAATAGTAAGGGTTTGTTTGATGTTAAAGTAAAAGATGAAAATGTTATTAACTATGATAATATAGATTCTGATTACATATTTGATTGTAGAGGGTGGCCTACAGATAAAACTAATTATGATACTTTAATGAATCCTTTAAATGCTGTTATTTGTTCTAATATAGATAAAGTTGAAAATGAAACGATGTGGACTAGAGCGTGTGCCACACCTGATGGTTGGGCATTTTATATACCTTTACACGATCAAGTATCTTTAGGTTATATGTACAACTCTAATATAACTACAAGAGAACAAGCTGAAAAAAACTTTAAAGATCAATTTAACATAGATAGTGTAAGAGAAAGTTTTCCTTTTCATCAATATATTTGCAAAACACCTATTATAGATGATAGAGTTATTATGCAAGGTAATAAGTTGTTCTTTTTAGAACCATTAGAATCTACCTCTGTAGCTACTTATGACGCATGGAATAGAATGACATATGATTGGATTATTAATAAAAACTTTACATCTCAACAAACGACAGAAAAGGTAAGAAAGTATATTAACGATGTTCAAAATTTCATATTATATCATTATGCTTTTGGTTCTAAATTTGATACTCCTTTTTGGAAGTATGCAAAAGAAATGGCAGATAAGATAGATGATAAAGACTTTGAAAACATACTAAATTATAGTATAAATGAAGACGAATTGACAATACGAAACTTAGGATTAAGAGATAATGACAAACAATATGCACAATGGAAACCATGGAACATAAAAGTGTGGCACGATGGTATGACTAGGAAACTCTAGTTTTAATGTATTATAAATATCACTAGATGAATGTTTTAAATATGGGCGTAAGAAAACTTACGATTTGTGAAAAAAAAATTAGCTAATTAAAGGAGATAAACCTATGGCATTTCAAGTATCACCAGGTGTTCTCGTACAAGAAAAAGACGTAACAAGAATAATACCTGCTGTGTCAACTTCTATTGGTGCTGTCGCTGGACAGTTTAACCAAGGACCAGTTGATGAAGTAGTTACTATTTCGAGTGAACAGGAATTAGTAAGCACGTTCGGAAAACCAGATTCAACTAACTTTGAATACTTTTTTTCAGCTGCAAACTTTTTACAATACTCAAACGCTCTTAGAGTAGTACGAGCACAGAATACTGGAGTTGTAAACGCAACTACAGGTGGAACTGGTATTTTAATTAAGAACACAGACGACTACACAAATAACTATGCGTCAGGTACAAATAGTGCAGGAAACTTTGCTGCTCGTACCGGTGGTGCATGGGGTAACAATCTATTAATATCAACTTGTCCGAGTGCGACAGCATACTCACAAGAACTAGCAGCTGGAAACTCAGTAGCATCAGCCGGTGCAATTGGAGATACAGATGTTACTGTAGATGATGTTGACTTAGCAGATAACGTAATCAATGTTGGTGACGTTATTCAATTTAGTACAACAGCAGCTGCAACAGACTTTGATGATGGCGAACTTTACAGAGTAACTGCTTTAAATACAGGTACAAACGTAATTTCAATTGTTCAACATCCAAGAGGTACTGGTGGTTTAAAAAGAGTTGTTGCCGATAACGCAAGAATCAAAAGACGTTGGAGATATTTTGACGCTGTTGATGGTGCGCCAGGAACATCGACTTATGCTTCTACAAGAAGCGGTAGTAACGATGAAATGCACATTGTCGTTGTTGACGAAGACGGTGGAATTACAGGTGTACCTGGAGAAATTTTAGAAACTTACTCAAAAGTATCTAAAGCTTCAGACGCTAAAACTCCACAAGGTGATGACAACTATTACCCTAACGTAATATACAATAAATCAAACTACATCTACTGGATGGATCACAATTCAAATGGTACTAATTGGGGAACAGCAGCTGCTGGATTAACTTTCACAGACGTTGCAACTCCAACATTAGAATCATTAACTGCTGGTGCAAACGGTTCAGCTGTAACTAACGGTCAAATGAAATCTGCTTTTGAAAAATTTGCAGACGCAGAAACTATTGACGTTGGTTTGATTATTGCTACTAAGGGTGACTCAACTCACATTGACAACTTAATTACTATTGCAGAAAACAGAAAAGACGCTGTTGTATTTGCTTCTCCAGAGAGAGCAGATGTAGTTAATGTTACAAACTCTAATACACAAACAAATAATGTAGTTGCATTTTTTGACACAATCAGATCATCATCATATGCTGTATTTGATAGTGGTTACAAATATATGTACGACAGATACAATGATGTGTATAGATATGTACCATTAAACGGCGATATTGCTGGATTAGCTGCAAGAACTGATCTAGTTGCAGACTCATGGTACTCACCTGCTGGATTTAACAGAGGTGTTATCAGAGGCGCTGTGAAACTTGCATACAATCCTACAAAAACACAAAGAGATGATTTATATCAAGCAAGAGTAAATCCTGTGGCAACATTCCCAGGACAAGGTACTGTATTGTTTGGAGATAAAACTGCTCTTTCAAGTCCAAGTGCTTTTGATAGAATCAATGTAAGAAGACTTTTTATTACTTTACAGAAAGCAATATCAACTGCTTCTAAATTTCAATTGTTTGAGTTCAACGATGAATTCACAAGAGCAAACTTTAGAAACATTGTAGAACCTTTCCTAAGAGAAGTACAAGGTCGAAGAGGTATTACAGACTTTTTAGTAGTTTGTGATGAAACTAACAATACAGGTGATGTTATTGATAGAAATGAATTTATTGCAGAAATCTTTGTGAAACCTGCAAGAAGTATCAACTTTATCACATTATCATTTGTAGCAACAAGAACCGGCGTCAGTTTTGACGAAGTAGCGGGTTAATAAAGGAGAAATACTATGCCGAATATTAACGATTTTAAAGCTAAACTTGCTGGCGGTGGCTCAAGAGCCAATCAGTTTAAGGTAACAATGCCTTTTCCTGGTTACTCGCAAGTTGGTGGTGAAATAGAAGACTTAGCATTTTTATGCAGAGCTACATCTATTCCTGCTATGACAATTGCTAACGTAAACGTACCTTTCAGAGGTAGACAGATCAAAATAGCAGGTGATAGAACATTTGCTGATTGGGGAGTTACAGTTATCAATGATACAAATTTCAAATTAAGAAACGCATTTGAAAGATGGCAGAATGGTATTAACAATATGTCAGACAATGAGGGATTAACTAATCCAGTTGATTACCAAGTTGACGCATTTGTTGACCATTTAGACAGGAACGGAAATACTACTAAGAGTTATACTCTTAGAGGTCTGTTCCCAATAGACATAGCTGCGATTGAATTGAGTTATGACCAAACGGACACTATTGAAGAATTTGGTGTTACGTTTAGTTATCAATACTTTGAAGCAACAACTACTACCTAAAAAGTAGTATAAGTATATACAGAGGTAATTAAATTATGGCTGAATTATTTGGATTTTCTATAACTAGGGCTAAGAAACAAGCCGATCCAAAACAAAGCTTTACTACAACCCAAGCGGATGACGGTACACAAACCGTCGCCGCTGGTGGTTACTTTGGTTCGTACCTTGATATGGAAGGTACGGCTAAGAGTGAAGCGGATCTTATAAGAAGATATAGAGAAATAGCTTTACACCCCGAGTGCGACATGGCAATAGAAGATATTGTCAATGAAGCTGTGGTGGCTAACGAGCTGAAAGAAGCTGTTAAGGTAAATGTTGATAACTTGCCTTACGGTGATGAAGTACGAAGAAAAGTAGAAGACGAATTCCAAGAAGTATTAAATTTAATGAATTTTAATACTAAAGGGCACGATATCTTTAGAAGATGGTACGTTGATGGTAGAATATACTATCAAAAAATTATTGACAGAAATTCTCCTAAAAAAGGAATTACAGAATTAAAATATATCGACCCTCGTAAAATCAAAAAGATTAGAGAAGTAAGAAAGAAAAGACCTGAAGGCGCAGGTCCTAATATGCTTTCTGTAGTAGATGAGTTTGTTGAATATTATATGTTCAATGAAAAAGGCGTTGCTGGTCAAACATCAGGATCAGGAATAAAAATTGCTCCAGACACAATAGCATTTTGTCCTTCTGGTTTAATAGATCAAAACAAAAATATAGTTTTATCATATTTACACAAGGCAATTAAACCTGTAAATCAATTAAGAATGATTGAAGACGCAGCTGTTATTTACAGAATTGCAAGAGCGCCTGAGAGAAGAATATTTAAAATAGATGTAGGTAATTTACCAAAAGTAAAAGCTGAACAATACCTAAGAGATGTTATGGCAAGATATAGAAACAAACTTGTCTATGACGCAGCTACAGGTGAGATCAGAGATGACAGAAACTATATGTCAATGTTAGAAGATTTTTGGTTACCAAGTAGAGAAGGTGGTAGAGGTACAGATATTACTACACTACCAGGTGGACAAAACCTTGGAGAAATTACAGACATAGAATACTTTAGAGCAAAACTTTATAGAAGTTTAAATGTTCCTGTAAGTAGATTAGAAGGATCACAAGGTTTTAGCCTAGGTCGTTCTACTGAAATTACAAGAGATGAACTTAAATTTACTAAGTTTGTTCAAAGATTAAGAAAGAAATTTACTGAACTCTTTAACGATTTATTAAGAACACAATTAATTTTAAAAGGTGTTATTAATGAACAAGATTGGACGAAAGTTAAAGAAAGACTTAATTACGATTTCTTACAAGACGGACACTTTGCAGAATTAAAACAAAGTGAAATGTTATTAGAGAGATTAAGATTAGCTGATGCTATGAGAGATTATGTAGGTAAATATTATTCAGTTGAGTATATTAGAAAAAATGTACTTAGACAAAACGAAAGAGAAATGGAAGAAATTGATAACCAAATCAAAAAAGAAATTGATGATGGTATTATTTCTGCTCCAGACTCAACAAATCCAGAAGGAGAATTATAATGAGTGAAAAAGAAAATAACGTTGTTAATTTTATTGATAACTTACAAACTGGAAACAATGCTGACGCTGGTGAAGCGTTTAAATCCGCATTAAGAGATAAAGTGGGAGCTGCCTTAGACGCTAGAAGACAAGAGATAGCGGCTAGTTTATTTAATAAAGATGGAACAACTGAAGCAGTACCACATAGCGATCCAAAACCGGAAGTTGCTGATGTAGGAACTTTTAATCAGGATGGATCGGTTACAACAACAGCTGACGCTAAAGACGGTCAAGCTGATATTGATTTAACAGCCGATCAAAATGACACAGAGAGTAAGTAATTTTATAAAAGAGAATCAATCTTTTGATTCTGAAGCGTACAAAAAATTAACACCAGTACTGAAAAGTGCTGTTGAAGATGTTGTATCATTGGTTAAAAAAAGAAAAGGACAAGATATAGTATATGCTTTTGATGAAGCGATAGAGCATTGTGCTATGTTTTGGCATATTAGTCAAAAAGAATTAATAGATTACTTTGATGAAGAAGTAATGGAACAATTAGGAGGAGACAAATGACAAATACTGTAATAGCAAAAGGAGAATTTATAAACAACCCTAGTGCTAACAATATTGGTAGAGCTCAATTTGTTCATTGTGTAGCTACTGGTGCAACACAATCAGTTGTAGTAAAAGAATCTGGCGGCACAACCTTAGGTAATATTTACCTACACGCAGCTGGCGATTCTATTATAATTGAAAAAGCACCGGATGATACTATCACTTTGGCAGATGGCCACGCTAGTGCTGTTGGTTCACCGAGGTAATAATGCCTTTGGCAAAAGAAATATTAGTAGATAATAGTACTAAAACTATTGTTAAGGCAAATGGTTTAAAAAACGAAGATAATCAATCTTTGGTTGAGATAAGTGGTTTAAAAAACTCTTCTAGTGATTCGTCTTTAAATATATCTGGTTTGCATTATGCAATAGAGGGTACAGGAAGTATTCAAGTTTTTTATACTAAAGACAATAGTAAAAAAATTACTTTGACAGGTAATGGTACATATCCAAGACCTGACGATAAGTCAATAGGTTATGTTAGTGGAGATATTAATATAACAAGCGACACAAACGTAAATAAATATGATATAATAATAGAATGTCAAAAAAGAGAAGGTTTTAATTAATGGCTGATACAGTAACAACACAAACAATAACAGATACATCTGGTGTAAAGTTTGTTGTAAAGTTAACTAACATATCTGATGGTACAGGAGAAACTTTAGTAAAAAAAGTTGACGCTTCTGAATTAACTTTTATGACCGAAGATGGCAATAGAAAAATTGCAAAAATATGGTACTCTGTAAATACATCAAACAGTAAATCATCTGTTGAGTTAGTTTGGGACGGAGATACAAATTCTACTGCCATGGTTTTAGGTGGTAATGGTTATTGGGATTTAAGAACATCAGGAAATGAAGTTACAAATAGTGCAACTACACCAAGTGGTGATTTGTTATTGACAACAAAAAATTTTGCAAATGGAGATAACTATACTTTAATTATAGAATTTAGATAATCGAAAGGCTATATAATGATAGATTATGGAAATGCTATTCATCCTAATTGTGGTGAATACGAAAACATCAACGACATATTAGTAACACCATTTTTCACAAAAGAATTTTGTAATACTTTGTGTGAAGTTTCGAAAAAATTAGATAACAAGTTTTCTTTTTGGAAACAAAATCATACTACACATAGCCATGAGGGTGATTTATATTTTAATCAGTTATACTTTAGTGATATAAGTCATTTTTTATTTGTAGATTTTACAAAGCATTATTCTAAACACATACTCCCAATAATTGCAAAAGAATGGCCGGTGACAACTATTGATGGTTGGTATTCGCCTTTTTTAGTTAAGTATGATAGTTCGAATAAGGATACACTACACTTACATAATGATATTAGTTTGATTACACTAGTGGTAAAATTAAATGATGATTACGAAGGTGGTCACTTAGAGTTTCCAAGACAAGGTTATTCTGGTAAAGATTTACCCGTAGGTTATGCTCAAATTTGGCCAAGTGCTGTAACACATCCACATAGGGTTACACCGGTAACTTCTGGTATGCGTTATTCAATGACAAGTTGGACATGGCCGTATAGTTGGAATGATCCAATGGGTATAGAATATGATGAGAAAATTCACGGTTTAAGAGTAAAAGATGTATAAATATATACAGAGGTAGGGAATATGAAATTAATTTCAGAGGAAGTTTCAAACGCAGAATATCTTGTAGAAGAAACAAACGGCAAAAAAGATTATAAAATTAGAGGTATCTTTCTTCAATCAAATATGAAGAATAGAAATGGAAGAGTTTATCCAAAAGACATTTTGGAAAACGAAGTGGCGAGATACAATAAAGAGTTTATCAATAAGAAAAGAGCTTTCGGTGAGTTAGGACATCCTGACGGACCAACAGTTAATTTGGAAAGAGTTTCACATATGATTACGAAACTTCATCCGGATGGAAATAATTTTATTGGTGAAGCAAAAATAATGAATACACCATACGGTAAGATTGTAAAAGGTCTTATAGATGAAGGCGCTCAATTGGGTGTTTCTAGTCGTGGTATGGGCTCATTAATACAAAGAAACGGTGCAAACTACGTTAAAGATGATTTCTATCTTGCTACCGCTGCTGATATAGTTGCAGATCCATCAGCTCCAGACGCTTTCGTTGAAGGTATTATGGAAAACAAAGAGTGGGTTTGGGACAACGGTGTCTTAAAAGAAAAAGACATTGAAGCTTGGAAAAGTCAAGTCCAAAGTGCAAAACAGCGAGCATTAGAAGAATCAAAACTAAAAGTATTTGAATCTTTTCTTAAAAAACTTTAGTTTTATAAATATCTTGTAAGAAAGAAATTTAATAAACGTTTATTAAAATAATTAAGGAGATTTCTTATGGCCGAAACAGAAAATAAGTTAGAGGCGTTGGAACAAGAAGCAGTAGTAGAGGCGCAAGCCAACCCTATGGCTGATGCTCCAAAAAAGAATGCTGTAGCAGCTGAACCGACTCATCTGAAAAACGATGCTGAGGATTTAGGTGCACCAGTAGTTAAACCTACTGATAGCAATCCGGACGCAACTAAAAAATCTAAACAGGTTTCTGGTGACGCTCAACAAGCAAATGCTGGTGCTGCTGAGGCAATGCCAAAATTAAAAGAAGAGCAAGACGAGGAAACTGTCGAGGCAGATGAGTCTTCAAAAGAAGTTGTTAAAGAAGAAGAAATCGTGGAAGAAGATGAAAAAATCGATGTATCCGCTGATGTCGAAGCTTTAACAAAAGACGAAGATTTATCTGAAGAGTTTAAATCGAAAGCTGCAACAATTTTTGAAGCTGCTGTTAACTCAAAAGTTAAAGAAGCAAAACATAAATTAAAAGCAGGTTACGAGGAAAAACTTAAAGAAGAGATTGATACTGCTAAGGGCGAACTTGTAGAAAAAGTTGACTCATATCTATCATATGTTGTAGAAGAGTGGATGAAAGAAAACGAGATAGCGCTTGAAAGAGGTATCAAAGGAGAAATTGCCGAGGACTTTATATCTGGTTTGAAAAAACTATTTGAAGACCATTACATCGATGTCCCGGATGAAAAATATGACGTGCTTGAAGATCAAGCTTCAAAAATAGAAGACTTAGAAAACAAACTTAACGAACAGATCGAAAAGAATGTTGAACTAAAATCTGGTATATCAGAAAAAACTAAAGAATCAATCATTGCAAAAATGGGCGAAGAATTAGCTGATACATCAAAAGAGAAGTTTAACAAACTTGCTGAAGAAGTTGAGTTTGAAAATGAAAAAGACTTCACATCTAAAGTAGCTACTATTAAAGAAAGTTACTTTGGATTAAAATCAGAAGCTTCTTCTGGTGATTTAGATGATGTAGCGGTAGGCGATGAATCGACTCCGGTTGATTTAACGAATGCTATGGCTGCTTATACCGCCGCTATAAGTAAAACAAAAGACATGAAAGTGTCTAAATAAAAAATAGAGGAGAGAAGACGATATGTATTTATCTGAAACTTACGAAAAGAAATGGCAGCCAGTCCTAGAGCATCCTGATTTACCAAAAATTGAGGATTCTTACAGACGTGCCGTTACAGCAACTATCTTGGAAAACCAAGAAGCTGCACTAAAAGAAGACGCTGCTTTCATTAGCGAAGCTGCACCAACTAACTCTACAGGTGCTTCTATTTCTAATTGGGATCCAATTTTGATCTCATTAGTAAGAAGAGCAATGCCTAACCTTATCGCATACGATATCGCTGGTGTACAACCAATGACTGGTCCAACAGGACTTATCTTTGCAATGAGAAGTAGATATACTAACCAATCTGGCACAGAAGCGTTATTTGACGCTGCTGATACAGATTTCTCAGGTAGAAACGCTGCTGGTTCAGCTGTAGATGGTTATTCTACAACTGCTGATTCAGGCGCTAACCCAGCTGTACTTAACGATGGTTCTCCAGGAACATACACATCTGGTACTGCAATGTCAACTGCTGCCGCTGAGGCACTAGGTGACGCAAGTGGTAACGCTTTTGCTGAAATGGCATTCTCAATTGAGAAATCAACTGTAACTGCTAAAAGTAGAGCGCTTAAAGCTGAATACACTATGGAACTTGCACAAGACTTAAAAGCAATCCATGGTTTAGATGCTGAAACTGAACTTGCAAACATTCTATCTGCTGAGATCCTTGCTGAGATCAACAGAGAAGTTGTAAGAACAATTTACATCAACGCTGAAAAAGGTGCTTCTGCTAACACAGGAACAATCAACACAACTACTGAAGGTATCTTTGATTTAGATACAGACTCAAACGGTAGATGGTCAGTTGAAAGATTTAAAGGTCTTATGTTCCAAGTTGAGAGAGAAGCAAACACAATCGCTATGAGAACTAGACGTGGAAAAGGTAACATGATTATCTGTTCTTCAGACGTTGCTAGCGCATTGCAAATGGCTGGTGTTTTAGATTACACACCTGCTTTGAACAACAATCTAAACGTTGACGATACTGGTAATACTTTTGCTGGTGTATTAAACGGTAGATACAAAGTGTACATTGATCCATACTCAGCTAACCAAGCTGCGAAGCAATACTTCGTTGTAGGTTACAAAGGTACTTCACCTTACGATGCTGGTATGTTCTACTGTCCATATGTTCCACTACAAATGGTGAGAGCAGTTGGTCAGGACACTTTCCAACCGAAGATCGGTTTCAAAACTAGATACGGCTTACAAGCAAATCCTTTTGCTGAAGCAGGTACTGGTGACGCAGCTGTTATCAACGGTTCAGGTTCAGCTAACGCTAACAGATACTACAGAAGAGTACAAGTTGCAAACTTAATGTAATATTGTTACTTTTGTGTATCTTACACAATTCAAAAGGGGCGACTTAAAACATCGCCCCTTTTTTTATGCCTCCAGGAAGGATAAATAGTATTATGAAAAAGATACTAAAAGAATACGCTTGGATAATTGGTTTAAGTTTAGGTATTCTGTTAATTTCAATACTTACTTTTCCTGGACCAGAAAAGAAACAAGATTTTTTACAAAACGCAATAGATAATATACAAAAACAAAAAGAGATATTAACCACTAAAGAATACGAGTTACTTTTAAAAGCTTATGATAAAGAGTGGCAAGATTTAGACAAGGCACAAAATGACAACAACTAATAGTTATTTAAGGCAACCAACATCGCAAGATTACGCTTCACCTACTCAGTTTAAATTTTCTATACTTAAATTGCCTAAAGTAGAATTTTTTGTAACACAAGTAAATATACCTGGTATCACATTAGGCACAGCTAATCAAGCAACACCATTAAAAAATATACCAACACCAGGCGATAAATTAAACTACGAAGATTTACAAGTTACATTTCAAGTTGATGAAAACTTAGAAAACTACCAAGAAATACATGGTTGGCTAGTTGGTCTAGGTTTTCCAAGAGATTACTCTGAATATAGAAACTTAACAGGTGCAGGTGCTGATAGATTTCCTACAAATAATTCTGTTTCTACCGAACCAGGTAAAGTAAAATATGGTACATCGGACGCTGGTGCAACATATTCAGACGCTACACTATCTATATTAACAAGTAAAAATAACGCTGTACAGGAAGTTAGATTTAGAGATTTATATCCTACTTCTTTGAGTGGATTGCAATACGACCAACAGGCTGAAGATGTTAATTATCTTACTGCTACGGTTACATTTAGCTATTTGATTTATGATTTTGCGAGTGTGGGTGCTTCGGCAACTACTGTTACTACCTCGTAAAAGCTTTACATTTCAATAGTTTTGTGATATAATGGAGATATTATGGATTTAGAAAAGTTACAAGAACTGGCTGATAAAGACTTGTCTATCAATGATTCGGAGTTAGATTTAGAGTCTTTAAAAACACCACAATTACACAATAAATATATGAAACACTTAACAAAGTTTAAGTTAATGTTGAGTCGTGCCGAATCTGAATATAGAACAATCAAAAGAGATAAGTGGGAATATTATACTGGTAAAGCAGACGCCTCAGTATATGCACTAAAACCATTTGATTTAAAAATATTAAAAACTGATATAGACAAATACTTAGAAGCTGACGAAGATTTACAGAAAATAAAACAAAAGGTAGATTATTTAAATGTTGTTGTTGATTTCTTAGATAGAACAATTAGACAAATAACAAATAGAACGTTTACTATAAAAAATTCTATAGATTGGAAGAAGTTTACTAGTGGTGCAATATAGTGAATATTTTAAAAGAAGATTTATTTCCTACTAGAATTTTTTTAGTTGATAATCTTTTAAAACAAGAATATATCAACACAATGAGGGAGGATATACTCTCTATACCTAAAAAACAATCTAGGCCTAAATTACAATACGAACTAAAATATAAAGAATTAGTCGATAGAATTTATAATATTGCACAATCTTATTTTATTGATATGATGTGGAATGTAGAAGACTATCAAATTACAGATATGTGGTCTAACGTATTAAAACCTGGAGAAAGTCATTCATTACATACACATTCAAATAATGTTATAAGTGGTGTTTACTATATACAAGCAAACAATTCAGAAATACGATTTTTTGATCCTAGACCACAAACAAGAATTTTACTTCCTAGAGCTTGGCAAGATAATAAAGAAAATTCAACAACATGGTTTTATCCAGCAACTACAAATAGATTGTTAATGTTTCCTTCTTGGCTAGAACACGATGTACCTACTACACAGGAGGAAAGAATATCTATTTCCTGGAATATTATGTTTAAAGGTAAGATTGGTTCTTCCGAAAAATATCAATCAGCAGAGTTTTAAATGACCACAACAAAGTATATTATCATAGACAAAAAAGATGAAGTACATCTAAAGATTGAAGCTGACGCCGATATTAGAAGAGATATATCAGAGTACTTTACTTTTGAAGTACCTGGTTTTAAGTTTATGCCTCAGTTTCGTAACAGAGTGTGGGACGGAAAAATACGTTTATTTTCATATGCAAACGGTCAAATATATGCAGGACTATATCCTTATATCTTAAATTGGTGTAAAGAAAACAATGTACAAGTAGTGGATGGTACGAAGATTAAAGATGTAGTTGTTGATGATAAAGAGGTTGACCGATTTTTAAAAGCACTTAAAATACCAAAGATTAAAATAAGAGATTATCAAAAAGAAGCATTTGTACATTCTATTAAAAAGAGTAGATGTTTGTTATTATCACCCACAGCTTCAGGTAAATCATTAATAGTTTACTTAATGCTAATATACAATCTATTAAGATTAAAAGATAAAAAACAAGATAAGATATTAATTATTGTACCTACAACATCATTAGTAGAACAGTTATTTAAAGATTTCAAAGATTATGGTTATAATAGTGATCGCAACGTACATAGAATATATCAAGGCCATGATAAAGACACAAAGAGAAGAGTTGTTATATCTACATGGCAATCAATATATAACCAACCTAAAAAATGGTTTCAGCAATTTGGTATGGTAATTGGTGATGAGGCACACTTATTTAAAGCAGTTTCATTAACTAAGATATTAACTAAATTAGAACAATGTAAATATAGAGTTGGTTTAACAGGCACTTTAGATGGAACAAAAACACACAAATTAGTTTTAGAAGGACTGTTTGGCACAGTCAATAAGGTAATATCTACAAGTGAATTACAAGAAAATAAACAATTAGCTGATTTAAAAATATTTTGTTTGGTATTACAACATGATAAAAACGCCAGACATTTTTTAAAAGATAAGACATATCAGGAAGAAATGGATTACTTGGTTGCTAATGAAAAGAGAAATAAATTTATTAGAAACTTAGCCATAAACAGTATTGGAAATACACTATGTTTGTTTCAGTATGTAGAAAAACACGGAACAATTTTAAAACAAATGATAGAAGACAAAGCAGAAAACAAAAAAGTTTTCTTTGTCTATGGAGGAGTTGAAACAGATGAACGAGAAAAAATCAGAGAAATCACCGAAAAATCAGATAACGCCATTATTGTGGCTTCTTACGGCACTTTCTCAACCGGAATTAATATACGGAATTTGCATAACATTATTTTTGCTAGTCCTTCTAAATCTCGCATAAGAAATTTACAAAGTATTGGTAGAGGTTTAAGATTAAAAGATAATAAATCAGAAGCTACATTATACGATATATCAGATGATTTAACTTATAATGAAAAAGAGAATTACACTTTGGCACACTTTAGAGAAAGAATAAATATATATGGACAAGAAGAGTTTAATTACGAAATACATAACGTAGAGTTAAAGTAATATGGAACAAGATATAAAAATAGTCAAACTGGTAAACGGCGATGATATTGTTTGCAATATGCCAAATGAACAATTGCCAACTAATTCACCAATGTTAAGAGTAGAGCGGCCATTTCAAATAAAGTATGTACCTCAAATGACACCAGCTGGTGTAAGAGATTATGTGGCTTTAATGAAGTGGGCGGCTTACACACATGATATTGTTATTACTATCCCTAAAGATAAAATTATAACAATAACAAATGCTACAGATGAAATGAGTAAAAGTTATGCTAATTTTTCTAAAGATTATGATAAACTAGAAAAGAAAATAGACGACAATGTGTTCCGAAATGATGAATTGTCCGAAGAAGAGAATGAGAAATTGAATGAAATATTTAATAGTTTTAGAGATGTTAAGAAGGTACTTAATTAGTACCTAATAGCCCTTATCACAGGCAACACGCCTATTATAACTAAAATTATTCAAATGTCAATGCTCCAATGAACATTGACAAAAACAAAAAATAATGATATAGTGAGTATATTATGAAATCAAAAAAAGAAAAAGAACATTACGTTAATAATAAACAGTTTTTGGAGGCCATGATTGGTTATAAAAAAGCTGTTGAAAAGGCTGCAAAAGCAAAACAGGAGAAACCACCTGTAACAGATTATATTGGTAGTTGTTTCTTAAAAATCGCAAACCACTTATCGTATAGACCTAACTTCATAAACTATACGTTTAAAGATGACATGATTTCCGACGGAATTGAAAACTGTTTGCAATATTTGGATAACTTTAATCCAGAGAAATCAAACAATCCCTTTGCCTACTTTACACAAATTATCTACTATGCGTTTATTCGTAGAATACAGAAAGAAAAAAAACAAACTACAATTAAGAATAAATTAATAATAGACGCCAACTATGATGATATGACATTACAACCTGGTGAAGATAGGGAGTTTAGAAATCAATTCTCAGAATTTTTAAGACAAAATACTACTATAGATGATTCTGTGGTGGCTAAAGAAAAAGTTAAAAAAGAAAAAAGAAAAAAGAAAACAGTTAAGAAATCGACACTAGAATATTTTTTATAATGAAAACTGACAGAATAATTATTGTTGGTGGTGGATCAGCAGGTTGGATGACAGCTGCTACTTTATCACATCAATTTCCTAAAAAAGAAATTACATTAATCGAATCACCAAATGCACCTATCATTGGTGTTGGTGAAAGTACGATAGGTAAAATTAATAATTGGCTATCTTTATTACAAATCAAAGATACTGATTTTATGAAACATACAGACGCTTCATATAAATTAAGTATTCGATTTGAAGACTTTTATAAAAAGGGAGCTGGTGCATTTCACTATCCTTTTCAACAACCAAAAACAGATAATACAGCGAACGGATTAAATGATTGGGTATTAAGAAAAGACGCCTTAGATGGAGAACTAGATGTTTCTGATTATGCAGACTCGTATTGTTCAGTTATGGGTTTAATAAACAATAATACTTTTGCAAAAGATGATATACCAGATTTCTTATTTAATAGAGATTGTGCTTATCATTTTGACGCTATCAAGTTTGGTCAATACTTAAAAAATCATAGATGTAAAAATGTCAAACATATAGTAGAAGACATTACTGAAGTAGAAACAGATGAAAGAGGTATTAAGAATTTAAATGGTAAGTATTATGCCGATCTGTTTATTGATTGTACAGGATTTAAAAGATTACTAATACAAGAAAACTTAAAAGAAGAGTTTACTAGTTATGAAGATATACTACCAAACAATAGAGCATTAGCAACACATATAGAGTATAGTTATGGTGAAATAGAAAAAGATTTAAAACCATATACTAATTGTACAGCTATAGAAAACGGCTGGGTTTGGAACATACCATTGTATAGTAGAATGGGTGCTGGTTATGTTTATTCAGATAAGTATGTTACCAGAGAACAGGCAGAAATAGAATTTAAAGAACATTTAAAATCACAAGGATTAAATCATACTAATTTAAAATTTAAAGATATAAAATTTACACCAGGTACTATCAACAGACCATTTAGTAAAAATGTTGTTGCAATAGGATTGGCGTCTGGTTTTATCGAGCCTTTAGAATCAAATAGTTTATTTACAACACATGATAATCTATTACATCTAATAAGAATTATAAACAGAGGTGAAGTAAACCAGTTTGACAGAGATACTTATAACTTAACGGTAAAGGATAAGTTTAGAGCATTTGCTGAATTTGTTGCAATGCATTATGCCTTATCACATAGAGATGATACTCAATATTGGGTTGACGTACAAAATAGAAAGTATGAAAAGAATATAGATACAAATGAGTTTGTTAGATTTACAGATGGTTTTACTCATGCTATTACCGATAGAATGATACAAAGACAATATCCAAAACATGAAGGATTTAATTTCATTGCTACAGGTATGAGATACTTTGCTACAGATTTATCTACAGAAATTAAATTTGATTTAAGACCAGAATACGATATAGAATTAACAAAAGAACACATTGTAACAGCTACAGAATATCTAGTAAAACAAAAGAATGAGTGGAATGAATTAGGTAAAAAACAAAAATCATTGTACAAATACTTGAAAGAAAACATATATGAAAATAGCACTTCTTAACGATACACACTTTGGTTGTAGAAACGATAGTCCAGCTTTTATGGAATATCAAAATAGATTTTACAATGAATTGTTTTTTCCTTATTTAAAAGAACATAACATAAACACACTTGTACACTTAGGTGATGTAGTTGATAGAAGAAAGTTTATCAACCATAATACAGCACACAATTTTAAGAAAGTATTTTGGGACAAGATAGATGATATGAAATTAGATACACATATTATTATTGGTAACCACGATACTTACTATAAGAATACCAATGAAATAAATGCAATGTCTAATTTAAGTATTAGTAAAGAGGCTAAAGTATATACAAGACCAACTGAGGTTACATTTGATAATTTAGATATATTGTTTTTACCTTGGATTTGTGATGATAATTATGATGATAGTATTTACTCAATAGATAATTCAACATCATTAATAGCTATGGGTCATTTAGAAGTTAAAGGTTTTGAAATGCACAAAGGAGTTTATAACGATCATGGTTTAGATAAAAATCAATTTACTAAATTTGAAAAAGTTATATCTGGTCACTTTCACAAAAAATCAGATGATGGTAGAGTGTATTACCTAGGCACACAATACGAAATAACATGGTCAGATTATGGTTGTCCTAAAGGCTTTCATATATTTGATACAGAAACAAGAGAATTGGAACGTATATCTAACCCTATAAAAATTCATAAAAAGATAATATACAATGATAAAGAAAACAATTACTTAGATTTTGATTATACTGATTATGAAAAATGTTTTGTTAAAGTATTCATATCACAAAAAACTGATGAAAATATGTACAATACATTTATAGAAAAGTTTTACAACAATACTAACGTACATGAACTACAAATAATAGATGATCCTACAGATTTAAATACCACAGTAAGTGATAATATATTAGAACAAGGAGAAGACACTATGACTTTTTTAGAAAATTACATAGATCAAATAGAAACAGACGTTGATAAACAAAAGTTAAAAGCTTTTGCAAAAGACCTTTATACGGAGGCAGGTGAATAATGGAGTACAAATATTTTCATTGGGGACCTTTTGTTATGCGTACAGAAATAGAAGAAGACCTTAGATTGTGGATGTTAGATGAAGCATACAAAGCTAAAGAAAGTTTTAATTCATCATTAGCTGGACATTTAAAACATCAATTTAAATATCCTGATGAAGTTGCTGGTGAATTTTATAAAAGAACATCAAGTATATTTCAAATGTACAGACAAGGCCATGTTGACTATCATGGTTCAAAAGGTAAAGAAGTAAGATATGTTGGCAGATCGTTATGGGTAAACTTTATGAAACCTGGTGATTATAATCCACCACATATACATGGTGGTGATTTCTCTTTTGTTATTTACTTAGATGTGCCTGAAGAATTAAAAAAAGAATTTGACGAGTTTGAAGGAACAAGTGCTGGTCCAGGCAGCCTCACTTTCGATTAT